GCCATTGCCAAAGCCGCGCCTCCGACTGCAAATGTCACTGCAGCAACTGCCGCCGCCAAAAGTCCTGCCCATTGCACCGCAGTTTGATGTTTATTTACAAAGTCATCAAGACCTTGCGTCAGTTTTGTTAAGGCTTTGTAGGCTTCAGTCATTGCCGGCAAAAATACATCGCCGACCGACTGACTTAAAGCCTCACGCGCCGATAAAAAACCTTGCTCCGCGCCCCAAGTGTTGTCGGTCGAAACATCGTACATAATGTCAAGCGTGCCGTCGGATTTGCGCAGTGCTTCGGTTTGCTTTTTAAGTGCCTCCGCGCCTTTGTCAAAAACATTCATCGCGCCGGAAACTGCATTAACGCCGGTGATTGCGCTGAATGCCGCCATTTTTTCATGACTCGACAAGCCCGACATATTTTTATCAATCTGCTCAATAACAGATGCCATTTGCTGACCTGGCTTTAATGTGCCGTCCAAAGTCACGCCGTACTGTTTGGCAATGTCATTCGCCATTTGCCATTCTTTGGCGCAGTCCGCAACTGTTATGCCGTTTTCCTCCATAGCCTTTGTGGCTTTTTTCGGCGGCGCGGTAAGTCTGAGCATTGTTTGGCGCAGTGAAGTTCCTGCCATTGAGCCTTGAATGCCTGCGTCATGCATAAAGCCGAGCATTGCCGCAGTTTCTTCAATCGAACTGCCGAATTGTTTTGCAACAGGCGCGGCGTATTTCATCGATTCGCCAAGCTGACTTAAATTTGAATTGCTGTGCGTCGTTGCATAGGCTAAAACATTTGCGTCATGTGCAAGGTCTTTTGTCGAGTGACCGAATGCCATCATAATATTTGTGGCAATGTCGGCAGCTTGACCGAAGTCCATATTTTGCGAAGTCGCCAACTTTAACAAGGTCGGCGTGACTTTCAATATGTCATTGGTCTGCATGCCTGTTCGCGACATATAAATTTGCGCGTCGGCTACTTCATTTGAGGTTTTTGTTGTAGTGCGTCCGAGTTCCTTCGCCTGCGCTTTGAGTAACGCCATATTGCGGTTGGCTTCTTCAACCCTGCCGCTTGACAGCAAGTCCATCTGCGAAATTGATTTCAGTTCGCTGAGCTTTTTTTCAAAAGTTACTGCGTCATCAATCGCGCTTGTGAATGGCGACATTATCGACTTTGCCGTGTCGATTGAGCCTTGAAAATTGCCGTACGCATTGGACAGATTTTGCGACGCTTCATTCATTCGACCGCGTGCGGCATCGGCATTTTGTTGACGCGTCAGGCGTTGGTTTGTGCGGTCAACTTGTTCTTGCAGTTGGCGTTCAGATTGTTGGAAGTCTCTTGCGCCTGCTCCTGCCTCACGAAGTGCGGAATGTAATGCGCGTAGTTGTGCCTGCTGTCTTTGGAGTGATGATGTTGCGCGGTCTATTGCCGAATTTTGCTGATTGTAATTGCTCCGCGCCTGCCTTAAAGATTGTTCCTGCCGTCGCAGCTCCGCATTTGCTTGGCGTATTTGTTCGCCTAAAATTCTGTATTGCGTGCGGTCAGTGGTTTGCGCCCGAACATCTCTAAGCCTTTGCAAACTTTGTTTGTAACTTGCTACTGCGCGTTCTTGTGCTTGAAATTCCTGCTGAAGGCGACTTGCATTTTGGCGCATTTGGCTGAGTTGCGGGACTGTCTGCCTGATTGTATTTTCCAGCTGTCGGAAATTTTGCAATCCTGTTGCGCGTGAAAGTTGCCTTTGCAAATTTTCTGTTTGGCGACTTACCTGCGCAGTTGCTTGACGCGCATTTTGTCCGAGTCCGCGCAAATTTGCCGTTGCTTGCCTTATTGCACTGTTTACGCTTGAACTTAATTGTCCGTCAATGCGCAAAACTACTGAATATTCTCTGGACAGATAAATCACCAACTTTCAGAAAAAATTTAGTTTGACTTAGTAAAATAAAATTGAGGTGAGGGCAATGAGTTTGAAATATTTGGCATTAACTTCAGATACGCCGATGATTGCTTGCAGGAACGGCATAAGCGAACACCCGGGCTATATGAAGTGCGGAATTTGCGCTTATACTGCAGTTTGCGAAATTTATCAACGCAACAATTTAGCTGACTTTATTCAGCAGGCAAAAGCCGACTCCGATGCAAGAATGGAAAAATTGCGCCGTGAAAGTTTGGAAGTTCGCGCCACCACTTACCGCAATGAAAATAATTTTTGGTGTGATGATGACGGCTGGAAAAGAATGAAAAAATTCGACCACTTGAAAGGCACTTCGCCACTTCGCGATTGTTTGACAGGTTTTGCAAGGCATCCGGACTTTTGGAAGTGCGAAAAATGCGCCGAACTTCCGAACTGCAATATCGGCAAATTCAGAATGCAAAAAGCTGAACAAGAAAAACTGCAACGCCGACAAAAACTTGAAAAAATTTTTCAGCCTTTCAAGAAATTTTTTGAAGCTGTTGCAGAGGTTTTTGATAAATTAAAAAACTAAAAATCAAACAAAAAAAAATGTCCGCTTGTTCTATGCGGTGTCTTGCCTGCGTTGCAAGTCGGTAACTAAGCTGTGCCCAAGCCGCGCAACAAGCGGACGCGGTTTCTTTTGCTACTTTTCTTTGACAAGACAAAGAAAAGTAGATTCCTCATCTGCGTGACTTTTTGATTGCGTCATTTTGCGCCTTGATTTCTGCTTTAACAATTTTGAGCCAATCTGTCAAAGTGTAGAGCGGTTGACTTAGCCAAAATTTCACTCCGCCGAAGTCGCGAAGTCTGATTGCAAGTTGTCTAAGGCTGTGAATAATGTTTTGTCCAGCTCCAGACCACTGACTAAAAAATTGTTGACCTGCCTCACGACTGCAAGATACTCCAGCACAGGCAGTTTTTTAAGTTCAAGCGGCTTAACATTCAAGGCTTTTGCGGCGATGCGTATTGCATAACTTCGCGTCAACGTTACGTCAAGTGCCTTGTTGCCGGCGGTGATTTCATCTTTTTCCGCTTCCTCAAAATCAATTCCGGAAAGTGTTTTGAGTTTTTCCGGCAGGTTTGAAATATCAATTTTTTCTTTCGACATAGTTTTCTCCTTTCAGTCGAAATTGAGTAATCAGTAATCAGTAATCAGTAGTCAGTTGTCAGAATTTTTCTGCCTTCTGCCCTCTGATTACTGACCGCTGACTACTAAAAAAAAAGCAGGTTCTGAAAAAAGTTGTTCGGCAGTAAAATTTAATTACTCAGAGGCAAGGTCGAGTTGAGTTTTGGTGACGGTGACAGCCTTCGCATCAAGCAAACTGACAACCGCCGCACCAGCCTTGTCGCCGATAAATGCGTTGTTGTTGATGACGACATTTGCGGCAGTTTTGATTTGCGCCGCCGTCAAGTTCGATTTAGGATTTTGGAGCTTGTAAAGGTGTGTATCACCGTCGTAATAGCCGAAATTCAAGTTGAGTTCGCTGGAAGATTTAACGGTATCAGCCATTATTCAGCACCTCCTTGCAAAGTGTCGGGCGCGGTAAGTTCGCTTTCATCGCGGCGAATTGCGCTGACAAATGTGTTGGTTGTAAGTCCGCTGAGTGCGACTGCCGCGTTGTAAAGTTGTGCGTCAGTTGCCTGCGGATTGGCATTTGAAATTGTCGTTGTGATTTCGGCGGAGTTTGCCGACTCATTCAAAATCAAAGTTGTTTTCATTGCATTCATTCCTTTCAAAAGATTTTTTGCGCGGCGCATTTGTCAAATTTGTTTCAACATTAAACCGCGCTTACAGGGTCAAGCGTCACGCTTGCTCCTTAATCATTCAAGTTGTAGACAGTTTCATTTTTGACAATAATTTCTGCAGCGGTGATGCCTGTGCAATTTGCGCCGCCGTCGGAAATGTAAAGTCCTGAAAGACTGCCGACATTTGTATTGAAGGTTGCAATGTTGGTCTTTGCGTTTGTGATTGCGTCGGAGTTCGGATCGAACGGGCCAAGCTCAACAACGCGCGTGTCACTGTCTGCAAATGAAGCAGTAAGTTTCATCGTAGCCTGTGCCATTAGTCAACAACTCCTGTCTTTATCGATTTTTCCGCAGTCAAACTGTCATAAGTAGCACCTGCGATAGTGCCGTAAAAAGCATTGAACACAGTTTTAGCCTCCGCAAGAGTCGCGGCAGCTTTAATGCCTTTCAGCGTAGGATTTTTACTGCCGGAAACTGTGTCGCCGCTTTGTGCAATATTGCCTTCCGCCGTCATGTCGATTTTCATTTTGACGTTGGCGGTAGTGGCATTAGCAAATTCAGCCATAAAAATATCTCCTTCCAAACCTGCCGAACAACTTTTTTCAAAACCTGCTTTTTTTAAGAAGTCAGTAGTCAGTCAGCAGTAATCAGATTTTCTGCCCTCTGACTACTGATTTCTGACTACTGATTTCTGATTACTGATTTCTGATTACTGATTTCTGATTACTGATTTCTGATTACTGATTTCTGATTTACTGATTTCTGATTACTGATTTCTGATTACTGATTTCTGATTACTGATTTCTGATTACTGATTTCTGATTACTGATTTCTGATTACTGATTACTGACCTACTGCCTCGCGCGTGTCGGTGAGATAATCTTCACCATTGACGCGGTAAATGTAATTGAGTTTGTCAATTTCCAGAAGTTCTTCACCGTCGACAGTCATTTTTAAATAATTGATTGAAAGTTCATTTTTGCTGTCAGTCTGTTCACCGGGGTCAAATTTGCCGAGCGACATTTTTGTAGGCAAAACGCGCATTGTAATTTTGACAGGTGAAACAATCATTTGACCTGTAGCCGCGTCATACTGCTGCAAGGCTCCGCGAAGTGTAACCATATGCGAACCGGGCGCGGACAAGCTTGTTAAATCGCTGTGAATCGACATCCAGTGCAGTGTACAGGTGAGCGAATTTGTGTGACCTAAAATCGGAAAATTTACTTTGCCGGCAATTCCTGCGCCTTTAAGTTCAGCCGATAAAAATTCAAGTTCCGGCAAATCAACCGACGCTGTGCCTAAAAGCCTTTCTGAGCCTTCGGTTTCGTCATACACTTCATAGTTGATTAAATTTGCACGAATAACATTATAGGAAGGCATAAAATTTCATCTCCTTCATAAAAAAAAAGCTGAAGTTGTTCACTTCAACTAAATTGAGTTTTGTATTTTTTCCACAATTAAATTTTGCAACCAGATTGGAGGTTTTCTTGCGCCGCTGTTCCAATCCTGTACAGTTCTGTAAGGCGCGCCGAGTATGTTTGAAAGTTCTTTAATAGACATTCCTGCCTGTTCGCGTGCCTTGCGGATCGGATTAAAGGTCTTTTTCCAGACATCGGGATTGAACTCAATGATATTGACGATTGCGCCGGGATATTCCGAAAGGTCAAGGTCTTCAACCTTCGACGGCGGCGGATAGTCTTTTTCGTCCACGCCGTCAAGCATCGTGCCTATTGCGTCGATTGTCCAATACATTGCCTTTGTCAAAGTTTCGCCCTGCGTCAAACAGCCTTCAATGTCGGGAATTACCGCGCCGAAGCCGCAAGGTTCGTCAGGAAAAAAAATTGTCGGATAAAAATGACTTGCCATAACGATTGAAAAAACGCCGTTCACTTTAACAGTCCGATTTGCTTTAAAATAATGCGCTCAATTCCTTTACCAAGTTCTTTTGAGTGCGACGGAACTTCGGTTGTTTGTCCGGTTGCGGGATTCAACATTTTTTGATGTCCGCCCTTGCCGCCTTTTTTAACTTTCTTCATTCCATTTTTCAGCAAATATTTTATCATTTCTCGACCTGTCATCGGCATTTTTTCTCCCTCCCTTCGACGCTATTTTACACGCAATGCAACACACTTGTCAATTTTCAGCCTTCATAAAAAATTCACCTGCAACTTGTAGAATCAAGCTGAGGTGAGGAAAATGAAAAATCTTGACGCTGTAATTGACGCGCTTGAAGTACTTTGGAAGAACGTCGAAACTGCCTTTGAAAGACATCGCGTCAAAAATTTAATTTTGGACTTGCTTAAAAGTCCGCCGAAAGTTGAACAAGTTGACGCGACGCACCAGAAATTTAACGCATTACTTACCGAAAAGCTGAGTCAGCACATTATGCGCGTCACATTCCAATCCATCGCGCCGTTTGGAATTACTATTATGGTGAGATTCCCGAAGGAAATTATCAGATTCACCATAAGGACTTCAATCCCGAAAACAATGACATTTCAAATTTAGCACTGATAACAACTGCAGAACATCGCAGGATTCATAATAACGCAGCCGAATTAAAAATCGGAGTTTGCAAGCAGTGCGGAAAAACTTTCACATTCCGAAACGCCAATAATTACAATTCGCCGTACTGTTCACCAGCTTGTCACGATAAATATAAACGCGAACATTCACCTTTTGAAATCAGCATTTGAGAAATTTGAGGCAAAAAGTTCATCAGCGCAAAAAATAAAAACAAAATAACTTGCTCAAGAAGTTGCAGCATAAAATTAAAATGGCAACTTCGCCGAAAAAATTTTCAGGCAAATAAAGAATTTAATTCTTCAGGATCGAACTCTACCAAAAATAAAAGCTCTTCGCAGGGAATTGGCGGCGAAAAATAGATGTGAAAAGTTACTTTGCCGCTCAAAAGGTCGGTCGTCGGATTTTCCTTGTCATTAAATTCAATCCTGCCGCCCAGAATTACCCCTTTCGCCTTCAAGCCGTTCATAAAAATATTGATTGAATCCAGAAAACTTTCAATGAAACGGCGGTTCATCGGGCCGTCGACGCGTGACCAATAACTTAAAACTATTGTATTCCGAAGCCACAAAAACATTCTCCGCACACTTAAAAATCTGTCTTTAACATCGGTAGTTGCCGGAAATGCCGAAGTTGAATTATTCCAGAAGACCCAGCCGTTTGCAAAGTTCAGCGCAGTTGAAATGCCTTGACTGTTTAAATAATTTGCCTGGTCAAGCGTGTAAAAAATTTCTGTGCCGTCTTCCAAACAAGCCGAATCAATCTGCAGTCGATTATTTGAAGGCGAAATGTAAGGTATTCCGTCGCCTTTTTGCGCATCAACTTGATTCATCAAACACGCCGCCTGAGTCGACAAATGATATTGCACGCCGCCCAAACTGACTTTCGGATAACACACCACAAGCGCAGGATCAATTAAATTTTTCTTGTTTTTATATTCAGCGGCTTGAGTGTAATTTGTCACTTCATCGGTCGGAATGTCAACCAATGCCATGCAATTAAAAACTGTGTTAATGTCATAGCACTTCGCCTTCATAATCGCCGCCACTGTAACATCTGTACTAAATTTCGGCGCAATGATACAGCCCGGCGTAATTCTGAAGTTCGGAAAGACCTGCTCAATGGTTTCAAGACCTTTGTATTGTCCCGACACTGCATCGTAACCGCCGATAATGTCTGCAGTCGTGACTTTCGACGCGTCAACTTCATTAAATTCAATCGCAACGCTGTCATCAAAAATCTTTTCGTCGTCGATAATTTCAATAACAAATTCATTGTCGCTGTTGTATTCGGCGTAATAATCTTCATCTTTGACCAATGTGTTTTCAGTCGTGACAATCGCCTTAACCGAAATGTCTGTCGCGCCTGCAGGCAGTGCATAAGGCAACTCCGACACATTTTTTTCAACATTCGCCACCAAGCCTTCAAGCGTGTAAATTATTTTCAGCGTGTCGGACGGAATTTCTGCATCAACTTTTATGTCAATGGTTGTGATTGTGCCTTCTTCGGTGATTTGCGTTGTCGCGGTGTAATCGGTGTCGGCGATTAAAGCTGTTTCCTCAACTTTGCGCGAAGTAATTTCCAAAGTCTCCGCGATGACAGGATTTGTCAAAGTCAGTGGCGTTGAAGTTATTCCGCTGACTTCCATTGAAATTTTTGTGTAATGCTTATCTTTGTCCAGAACATTTACAAAGACTGCCGGCGCAACTTTGAACAGCTGAAATGCACTGCTTGCAACTTCGTCCAGCGTGTATTTATCAAAGTCTCCGTCGTAGCCGAACTGCTCAACATATTCCGCAAGTTCATAACAAAGTACAGGCGTATTTGCTTTTGCAGGATTTGTCGCCAAATGCACAGGTGCCGTACCTACCGCGAAAATCGGCGACTCAACATCTACAGTCGGCAAAATCTTGGTCGGCAGTTCACTTGTCTTTATGCCGTGATAATATGCCATTTAATCATCTCCTAAAAAAAAATTGCCAATACCTTTTTCAAAAAAGTATTGACTTTTATTAAGATTTATGTTACAATTCAATCATCAAATGAGAGAGGAGAAAGCGGAAAAGCTATGCAAAAAATTTTGAAACACGGCGCATTTATTTTGTCGGTGGCGGCGTTTTTGGCGGCGGTGATTAAATGAACAAGAAAGGTGAGCCGCGAAAAGGCGGAATGCCTGTCGGTCATCGGAAGGCTGAAGGCGTGCGAACCATGCGAAGTCTTAAAGCCTATGACGCAGAATGGCAACTGATAAAAGCATTTGCCGCCGAAGTCAAAAAAGGCGATAAAGATAAATGCGCGGAGTTTATAAAGTCACTTTAAGCCTGCGAATTTGTCAACGGCGATAAATTTTTTCTCAACCAATTTTTCGCCAAGCTGTTTAAGTTTTTCAATAATTTCAGTCGGTCGCTCAGTGTAGACGCGATATTTTTTCAAGTCCACATCACCGACTTTTTTTGTTTCGCCAATATAAATTGTCTGCAAGTTAATCACCTCAATTTGTAATTTAGTCAACTGTTGACTAATTCGACTTCAATTTAAAATTACCAATGCAACTGTCGAAAGGCAAAAAATTTAAATCCAGCGTCATTGCAACTTTGTAGTCACCGCCGTTTTGCGTATCAGTCACAATGTCGCCTGTGAAAACTTCATTGCCTTCGCAGTCTTTGCCGACATAAACCTCAACATCTTTATCGGACAAAAAATCATTTATCCAGTCAAAGTCTTGTCCGCGAAGTTTCAATTTCATTTTTCTCAACCTCCCTTCGGTCGGTTTTAAGTTATCAGTAAGCAGTAATCAGATTCTGATAACTGATAACTGCTCTCTGACTACTCAATATTGCACCAAGCCTAAAACATATTCCACCACAATAAAGCCGTTGAAAAATGGAAAAGGCTGAGTTTCCTGCGGCGTGAAGGCACTTTTTTTGTGCAGCGGAAATTTTTTTGCCAAAATCGGTGTTGCGTCCAGAAATTGGCAAATGCGCTCCGCAAGGTTAAACATATCCCGCCAACCTTGAAAGCCGTCTTCATCTTCGCCGCCGAAGGTCGATACCTGAATCACAACTGTTGCTATCCTGTCGCGATTTTCCACAACCACGCTGTCCAATGACACTATCACCAGCGGATAAAAACTGTCGACTTGAAATCTGTCGCTCGGCAAATATTGTTCATAAACTGTCACAGGTTTTGCAGGTTGAAGTTCTGCCACAAACTCAAAGTCTTTCACCACTTCACGCAATGCTTTTGCAAGTTCTGTTATCAAAAAAATCGGTGTCATTTTTCCTCCAATTTTTCTAACTGTTAGCTAAATTCAAAAGTCAAATAAATTTTTCTAACTGTTAGCTAAATCTAAAAGTCAAACAAATTTGTCTAACTGTTAGCTAAATCTAAAAGTCAAACAAATTTGTCTAACTGTTAGCTAAATCTAAAAGTCAAACAAATTTTTCTAACCGTTAGCTAAATTCACAACATCTGACTGACTGCCGAAAGAAAATGTTTTGGAAATTCAGTTTCAATTTTCTGCATGACAGGTTCGCGAACTTGTGGAACATTGAGCATTGATGGCGCGCCTACCGATTTTAATTTTTTGATTGGGAAGCGATTTGCGCCCAGCCTTTCAAAAACGCTTGCGCCTGATGATTTTCTAAACGCCTTCGGAAGCGTTCCGCCTTGTCCGCGCACTACTTCGGCTTTTATGTATCTGCCGCGCTGAGTTATTCTGCCTGAAGGTGTCGCCTTGAATTTTTCAAGCGGATTGCGACTGCCTGTAGATTTAATTGCTCCGCCCGACGCTGAACTTTTGACTGACAAAGAGCCTGTAAAAATCGAAGTCGGCGAAGTGTATCGCGCCTTGACTTTGGAAACTGCTTCACGCCTTGCACTTTGTAATGTTTTGCGTGCGGAGCTTTTGACTGCTTTTTGTACTGCGCCGGGTATTCGACTCATTGCCGCCGCCGCTTGGTCTAAATTAACGCTGATTGTGAACATTGTTATTTTGCCTGTAAGTCGAAAGTGTCAAACACATTACGCCGAGTTCGTCCTCAGCCTTCATCACTCTGTAACGCTTTTTCAGGTTCTTAACCTCAAGATAAATCCAGTCGCCTTGTTTCGGAATCGGCTTTTGACTTTTCGCAGTGTAATCAGCTGTCTTGAAATACAACTGCGCCATATCGCCATGCAAGCCTTCATAGTTTTTATTTTCGCCGCCGAGCATTTTTTCAGTCGACGGACAAAACTGACACGCCAAGATTACGCCGTTCAGTTCCAAATATTCCGCAAACTCAGTCACATTCATTATTACCGCCGCATCTATGCCCAGCAGGTCTTTAAATATCTTCGCCATAAATTTTCTCCAAAAAAAATATCAAAACGCTTTGAAAACGACTTGACACAATTAAAAGCTGTGTTATAATTCAATCATCAAATCAAGAGGAGGTGTAAGGTATGGACGGTAGCTTGACTGACATAATAATAACCGCGGCAAACCTGGTTACTGCAGGAATTCAGCTGGTGACTGCAATTCTGATGTACAAGATGTACCGCGATCAAAACAGACATTAAATCTGTCGGCAGGTGAAAAAGCCTGCCCCCTCGCTTGAGGGTGTCAGTATTCTGCCGTCCATACCGCAAAAAATGCAAGAATTAACTTTAATCTTAACCGGCGCGGCGTTTGCAATTACTGCCTTTACGCTGTGGAAGGTTATCAGAAATGCCCAGAGGCGGTAAACGCTGCGGCGCAGGTCGTCCGCTTGAAGCTGATGAAGTCCGCGAAAATCATTCACTCCGCGCAACTTCAACTGAATGGAAATTGATTCTGGAATTTGCACGCATTTTAAAACATACAAACAGACAAGCCGCTATCGACTTCATTAACCAACATTCACGCTGACAAAATTTCTTGCTCAGCATTTTTTTTATTTTCAGCTTCAACTATCCTGTCACAAGCCACATCAAAGTAATGTTCATCAAGTTCAAAGCCGATAAATTGTCTGCCTGTATTTATCGCCGCAACGGCTGTACTTCCGCTGCCTATAAAACAATCAAGCACTTTGTCGCCTTCAACTGTGCTGTTTGTTATCAGCTTTTCAAGAAGTTCAAGCGGCTTTTGCGAACTGTGCAACCTGTTTGGACACATTTCATCGGTCGCAGGTTTTATTTCTATTATGTCACGCTCTGAGCCGCCAAAATTTCTTTCAGCTTTGCCTTTCGTCGCAAAAATTACAAGTTCATAGCTATAGCGATACCAGTTGCCGGGTCTTAATAGTTTGTGATTCCACACAATTAAATTTCTGACTGTCAAAGATTTTTGCATTACACCATACAGCAAAGGATAAGTCCGCCAATCTGTAAAGCAATAAGCGTGTCCGCCGTCCTTCAAAACTCTTTGCCATTGTTGAAACACTTCATTAAAAAAAGGCTTTATCAAACTTAAGTCGGAATAACTGCTTTTTAAGCCATTGGAAGTTGCTCCGACACAGTACGGCGGATCTGTGCAGATTAAATCTATTGAGCCGTCGGGAATGTGTTTCATAAGTTCGAGGCAGTCGCCTTGATAGATTGAGTTAAATTTCAGCATAAAAAAAACGCCTCCTAAGCGTCAAGTTGTTCAAGCAGTTTTTCTGCCTTTGATTTGTCATTGTGTTTTACAAAGTCGGCAAATTTTTTTATCAAAAGCCATTCATCGTCGAAGGCGCGAAGTGTTTTTGTCGGGCGCATTTCTGAAAAATCTTTCTGCTTGCCCGGCTTACGCCCTGCGCCCTGCCTTGCTCCGCCCCTCATTTTTCCGCACCGAAAGGATATTCAATCCCTGCCACGCGACAAAGTTCACGCGCGTATGTTTCAGGCAGTTCGGTTTCATCATCTTCGTCCGATTCTTCGCGCGGCGGCAATACTTCCAAAATTTTGCGATATGCGTCGGTATCTGCCTTGATTAAAGTTACAAATGCGCTTTCGGAAAATTCATCAGGCTCGGCAACTACTTTTTCAATCGGCGTAGGTTCTTGTACTTTGTTTGAAATTTCGCCGTCCTCAAAGCCTGTCAAAATTCCTGCCAAAGCATCCTCAGCCATAAAAATTGCGTCGTACAATGAAAAGCCGAAGGTTACTGCGCCTGAAACGTCGGGAAAAATCACCGAATAAGTTTCAGGCAACTTTTTATCTTTGTAAAACACTGCCGGATAAACATATTGCAAAAAAACTCCTCCTCTATGTCAAAAAATTGTAGCAAGTGTTGCTGATTTTTTTCTGAAGAAGGAAGGAGTTTTTTTTAGCCGCAAGTTTTAATGTGAATCCAGCTTGAAACTTCGTCCGGCACTAACAAACATCTGCTGAACATTGAAAGCGAAGTCTGGTTATTTTCTTCGCTGATTAAATAGCGCGGCACAAGTTCGGTCGAATAGGTCTGAAAACCTGCATTTTTGTCGGCTAAAGTCACTGCGCCGAAAAGTTGCTTGCCTTTCTTAGCTTTTGCAAGAATGACGCTGTTTGCAGGTATAAACGGCACTGCCTGATTTGTTTCATCATCAAAATATTTTTCAAGATAGCTGTAAACTTCAAGACCTAAGCTGTTGATGTAGCCTAAGTAGCGTGCTTGTGGCGCGGTGTAGTGCGGATTAAGACTTGCCACAGTCAAATTACTGCGGTTTGAAATCATCAGCATATCACAGAGCTGTTTATTTGCCAGCAGATATTTTTCAACATTCGCGCCGCATACCATAATGTCGGGAAGTTCGCCGCTTTCCTCCGCAATTTCATCACAGTAAGCAGTTAAATCTTCCAGAATTTTTGACGCGTTATTATTCCAGAGCGTCGCAGGCGTTTTGTTGCCGGTAAATTGGAAGTCGATTGTTTCTTCGCGGACTGTGCTGCCGTCATCGGCGTAGCCTTTAATTTCAACCTGACCTGCAGTTAAAATATCTGCCGCCATCTTGTTCATGCGATTGTAGATTAAATTTTGCAGATAAACCAAGTCACGCGCCTGAAGCTCAGCCGCACGCTCGGCAGGTGTCACCTGACTGAATACAGGTTGTTCGCCGAACTGACGTTGCTCAAGGTCTTCAACTGTAATAATGCGCTTTGCACCAATCATCGGCGCGGAGTAATAATTTGCATTTGCAATTTCGCGACCGACTGTGATGCCGCCACTGCCTTTGACTATGTACGGCGCAAGTTTGCGCTTGCCTTTCATAAATTCCACAGCAACTTTTGTGGTTAATGACACAGGCATTTTGTTCGGAAAAAAAGTGTCTACAAGATAGGTACTTGGAGCTTTTATTTGTTCGATTGCCTGAATTAAAGTTACCAAATCGGCTGTAAAAATATTTTGCATTTTATCACCTCAAAAAAAAATCAGCCTTTCAGCTGAGTTTAATCACTTTTTTTATTTTGCAGAAATGCGCCGACAACTGTGCCGATTCCGCCGACTCCGACTATTGCCGCCGCCTCGCTGTGTCCGAATAAAATTAAAACAACTGCCGAAATTAAAACGCTCATTGCGAAGACAAATGCAAAAACCAGCGCGTAAAAACTGTTTTTTGTGTCGGAAATGATTTCGGCTTTTTCAAGTTCTTGGCGATGCGCGGCTTGCTTTTCGACTAAATTTAAAATTCTGTCCGCACTGCCGGGAAGTAAATTTTCATAGCCTGCGACTTCTGAGGCTAAAGGCAGAGGCGATTTAACTTCCTGCGTCAAAGTCATTTGCACTTGCGCTTCATTTTCCATAAGTCTTCAACACCTCGCGAAAGTCATTGCCGACTGCGAACCAATCGCCGAGCAAAATTTTTTTGTCATTTTCGGCGGAATATTTTTTGTGAATTTCGGCACGTCTTGAAACTTTGAACGGCGCAATTAAAAAATTTAATCCTGCCTTAAATTTCAGCAAAATTTTCATAAAAATCACCTCAAAAGCATTATAAACTTTGTCGGTGAATTTTGCCTGAATTAACCTTGTTTTGTGTTTGAAATAATGATGTCGACTTTGCGCAAATTTTCTTTAAAATCTGCCGCACTCACAACACTTGACGCTGTCGAAAGTTTCTGTAAATTAAAGTCGCCTGAAGTGTAAGCACTTGTTACAACCGTTTGAGTGTCGGTAACATCTTCCGCCGCAATCACAAGCACTTTTTCAGCGTCAAGACTGCTTGATACGCCGGCAAAAACTCCGCCTGAAATACTGCTTGCCAAAATTTCCCTTTGACTCCACGAGCGGATGCAAA